CGTCAGGAAGCGGCACAGCGGCCTCGGGACCGGCCTCGCCAAAGATAGCCGCCGACTTAGAAACGCCGCCACGCGCAAACGTCGGCAGATTGACCGGCTTGCCATTGGCCGCGATGCCGCCCTTTGCAAATGGCGTGACCGATCCAGAGTAACCGCCGCCGAATAGAGAACTCAAAAGACCGCCACCACCGCCGGCCGGGCTAAACAAGCTGTCAAACGCCATATCCATGAGCTTGTCAGATACCTTGCCGAGTGCATTCGAAAGCGCCTCAGCGGCGCTCGTGCCTTGGCTTAGGTCGGTGATAAAGCCCTGCATTACGTCGCGCTCAAGATTGCGCCATTCCTCGGCCTTCTGCCTCATTTGCTCGTGGCTATCTTCCAGCTTTTCGGCTTCTGCCGCAGCTCTCGCGTAACCGGAAGCAAGACCATCTATAGACCGCTCTAGCTGAGGGGTGATCTGTAGTCCCTGCTCTTGAGCCGCAGAGAGTAGGCGTTGCTTAGATATCGCCTTTTCGATTTCTTCGTTATAGTTCTCAGCTAGAGGATTGAGCGCCGATCGCGCTGCCGTTTCGGCGTTGATCAGCGCAGTGCGCTCAAGCATTCGCGCCCGTTCGTCCTCGAAATCCTGCGGGCCTTTTTTAGTGCGTGATTTAGTGCGTGATGATGGTGACGCAAAATCCTTCAAGCTGACGGGCTTCAGATCTTTCTTTGTGGCCGCTGACCAGTCTACCGCAGCAACATTAGCTGCGGTGTTGAACATGCCGCCTAGCGCGGCACCCAGTTCTTTTGCGCGCTCGTTGACCTGATCGGTCTGAAATCCGATGCGGCCCTCGATCAAAGACGTGCCTTCAAGGAAGTCGTCTAGCGCGGTAAGGCCGACTTTCTCTCTGAAGGCGTTTTTCCAATCCTCGACGGCTTTCATGCCGTCAGAGAACGCACCAAAGAAACCTTGCACCCGTGGCTCGTTGCGTTCGAAGTAGTTACCTGCTTCTTCGACGGATGTAGCAACACCGTTCAACGCGCCGGTCAGAAGAATGCTCAAGCCCGTTGCGTCATCGATCTTGCCAGCGGCGTCGATCATCGCCGTTTTCAGGTTTTCAGTCGTTTGCGCTACTGTTAGTTGCGCACCAGCAAGGCGCTCTTGTAACGTCCCAGCGCCGGCCTCGATCGCCCTGAAAAATGCCTCGGATGATACCTTGCCATCGATCACCAAACTGCGCAGTTTCGCCACAGAGCCCCCGGCCTCAATAAGACCCGCCGCCGCCGCCTGCGCGATCGGAAGCGCTCCCTCAAGGATCGAGTTAAATTCTTCTGCTCGCACTACCCCGCCGCCAAGAGCCTGCGAAAGCTGCAATAGAGCGCCGCTGGATTCCTGCGCCGATCTGCCACCAATGCGCAGCGCAATGGCCACATTGTTGACGAGCCCTAGAAGTTCTTCACTGGTAGCACCTAGCTCTTTTTGTGCGAGCGATGCGCGACTGTATAGCTCCACGAGGCTTTCTATAGGCGCGGCGTTAGCGAGCGCCGATTCCTTCAAACGATCATAGACCGATGTGAGTTCTCTGCCCGCTAGTCCTGCCACTTTCAGCGCGTTCTCGATGCGGGTTGATGCGTCGATAAGCTGCTGCGCCTTTTGCAAAGAAACAGCGGCAATCAGTGCGCTACCAATCCCGCCAAACGACGACGCAACACTTGCATTGGTTTTTCTAAATCTATCCTCGATCTGCTTCGACCGGCTGTTCGCCACGCCAAGCGCCCGGTTCATCGCCTTTTCAAATTTATCCGCCCGAGCCTCTAACGAGACAATCAGGCGCTGCATATCAACGTCGCTTGCCACGTCAGAACCCCTCTATGCCCAGCTCGGACAAACGATCATCGCTGATTTGCGCATTGCTTTTTGGTTTCGCGCCGTTCGCAAGGCCGTGGCCGCGCACAGCTTGCGCAAACTCCCACAGCGTCATTGCGCCAATGTCGCGAGAGATAACACCGCCCCAAAGATAGACGCTCGACCAGTCTACTTTCCCACGCGGCAGTGGCTCTATTCCGCCGCTGCCGCCATCGGCTCCCCCGGCGCGCGACCACTTTCCGTTCCGTAGTCCTCGGAATACAAAGCATGCATCAGGATGAGTTGCGCGACCAAAACGGATTTGGCGATCGGGCTGTTCTCGACATGCACTCGCGTTAGGCGGCGGGCTTCCTCTTTCGAAAGGCCGCCGCCTTCTAAGCCTAGCATGATCGTGGCGAGAACATCGTCAACGTGCCACGCTTTGGTTTGCAGCCTATGCAGAACCCATGCCGGTCCAGCATCGCACCGTTGTTGAAGTGCTCGCAATAGATCGATGGTCAGAGAAAACGTGTGCTCTCCGCCCGCCCACGTCAGATCTAGACCGCGCATTATGACGACTTAGCCACGCGGGTCGGTACGCCGTCGAATTGGATTTCAACTTCCGAGGTGACCTTCTGGCCTTTGGTGCGAGCATTGTTGAGGCTGGCCAGCAATGCAGGGCCAGTTTCGGTGATCGTGTCACCGACGACGCCGGAATCATTCGCCTTGACGTTACGCAGGCGGCAATTGAGCGTTGAACCGGAATAGAACCAATCCATCATCTTCTCGTGGCTGCCGAGCGCCCAAACCCCTGATGCTGAAACGGTCACTTCCTGCGAGCGAACTTGACGCTCAACGGCAAGCGGCAGGCTTTCATCATCGCAATCTGGCACTTCCGCCGTGTCGATATTCGACGAACGATTGATCGTCACATCGATGAGGCCGCAGATCGCAGCATAAGTGCCAGAACTTGGCGTAAACTCAACTTCTAGGACCATTTCTTCATACTTCTGCGTTACAGCTCTCGCCATTTTTCGTGCTCCTATTTTGCTTTCTTGCGCCCTTTAGCGCGCTGCACCGCGATCCCGTCATTGACGGACATATCAACGCGAACTCCGGCTCCCGACTTAACGGCCGCCTCGACTACTCTTTCCGGCAAGCTCTGAGGCGTCTCCGATGCCTGATAGATTTGGCAACATGCCTTTACCGGCCTGAAATCAAACTCGAATGTTCTAAGGAACTTGACCCAGGCCACTAGACCGGCTCTTCAATCATCGCCGTGACTTGCACCAGGCCATGACTTGTCGTCCCGTCTGGATCGCGAAACACGCGAACGATGGGGACCCAAACATCGACGAGTGCGTTTTCTGATAGCTCTAGCGGCTTGCGGTGAAGGGCTTTCTTGACGAGATCGGTCAGCCGCTTGCACTCGACAAAACCCGGAGCACGGCTCCACACGTCAATCTGCATCGTGGTTTCAATGCTTCTGATGCAGTCAACGTCGTCTTCATTGCTATCGACGGGGCCGAATGAGATGTAGGCCGTTTTCGTGCCGAACGGCGCGGTCGGAATTTGATCGTAGACGCCATTTGCTAGGGCCATGATCTGGGCATTCCCTTTCAACGTCTCAAATATGAGGCGTTGAAATTCGGCCGCGCTGCTCATTTCTGAACTGCCTTTTTAATCGAGGTGGTGATTGAGCGCGAAATGCGAGACTTCATCCGCTTACGTAGTGCCCGATAGGCTGGGAAGAAAAACGGCTGCGGGGCTGTCCCTGGATGCTGCGTTCCGGCGGCCCACCCGCCGTTGATGTGCGGCGCTGTTCCAAATTCAAGAAGATGAGCGGTGCGGACTTTCGTGTTTCCAGCGGTCACAATGGTCTGGAGTGGCCCAGCCGTGCGGGAGCCGCCAGGTTGACTATATGGCGGCGTTGTCCCGCCAGGTGGTGTGACTGCGATGCTGTCGCGCGTGTCGCCCTCATCGACTGCCACCAAGCGGCGTTGCAACCCAGCAAGCTCTTGCCCACTTTCGAGAACGGCTTTTTTAGCTGCCTCCTGCGCTGCGATCGGAATGCGCTTCATCTTGCGCTTCAGTTGATCCAGCCCCTGCACCGCCACTAAGCCGCAACTCCTGACATGGCCATGACTTCAAAATGCGATCGATCATCGGAAGGGCGGGGCTGTTCCTTGATCTGGTAAATGATCCCCGTACTAATATCCATTGCGCGCCACTCGGCAGTCACGCGGCGAGCGTTCGAGCTGTTCCTCATGGCGATGATGACCGGCGATTTCGCTTCTAGTCGGGAGGCAAGCACACTCTCCGATCCTTTCAGAAACATGATATGACACCGGGCCTCGAATTGCGGCGTCCAATCACCCGAGACGACGTTGCCGTAACCATCTTCGACGGGTGCCGTCCTTACCGAAAATTGAAGCCGATATGTCAGCTTCCCGGCCTTGAAAGCCATTACAGCGTGACGGCCGGGACGCGGATATCGAGCGCGAGAACGCTAGTGCTCTTGGCAAGGCCAAGAAACACAACATCCATGCCCGATGTAATGTCAGCTACAGGCGCAATGCCGCCAGCCGTTGAGGATAGGTAATATCCAGACCCGGCCGTGAGCGTGCCGCCGATGGTAATGTCCCCTCGCT